TTCCCTGAAGGGTCTGGCGTGCTGCCAAGTCTTTGCTGAACAAAAGCGTGTCCCGGTCATTTAGTACAAAATATCGCTGAGAAGTTTTCCCCTGACGTTCATTCATAATGGCCTGGGCCTCGGCGATAAATTCATACCCGCTGGTCACATTGGACCGATAGAACATGGTACCCTGGACGGCAATGGCCGAGGCAATAGCCTGGTTAAGCACTGAGGCTTGTTTTTTACCTGACTCCCTGCCGCGTTCTTCCCAGAAGCGGGTAGTACGCATGTCGTCTGCTCTCATCTTAACGTAATCGTTGGACGGTGTGCCGAGTAACGCGGGGTAGGTCTCTTCGATAATACCGGTTTCTTGTCCTGACAAATCCCATCCGGAAATTACCGGAGCGTGCTGCTCTACCGGATACCAAATAAAATTACCCTGGTTTTGCATACCTCCGCCATCCGGCTGATGGAAATCGGTCATATCAAGCATGTCCATTTGATGCTCGTGGGTTTCCAAAGCCTTTTCAAACATAACTTCTGCTACTTTACCTGTTGAAAGTGCCATAATTTATTATTCCTTTCTACCACCCGGAGACATCCACACCGGCTACCCTGGCCTCCTTCTTAGCGTTGTACGCCGCTTGAAGATTATTTTTCGCATGGGCAGCATTATATTTCTTTTTAAATCTCGCTTCTGCCCCGGTGAGTGGCTCATCACCTTTTATGTTGGTTGCCGGGTCCGGTGCGTTGCTCCGTGGTTTTATTGGATTTGTTAATCGTTGTTTTTCCTGCCCGAGATAAACAGCGGCCTTCATGCCGGACTTGTCGGTTGCCAGCAAATTTTGAAATTTTGCTAGTGCCGCCTTGTTCCGACCGAGATAATAAAGAACCTTTTCCGAGCCATCCCCTAAAATTGAGATAACCTGATCGACAATCATATCACCCAAATTAGGGGTTATGGCCTCCACTGCCTTTCGGACTGTGGTATCAGCAGCCTTATAAACTTCAGCCGTGATACCGCTCTCTTCAATGAGCGTTGCCGCTCTCTCATAGTGACCGTCAACGGCCTCCGTGAGCTTTTCCTGGGCTTGTGCCTGCTCTGTTTTCTTTTGATCTTCAAGCCGGGTTTTGTTAATTGCTTCTGTAGTCCGGCTTTGATTATACTTGTCAAGGGCTTCGTCAAACTCTTCGTCAGTGTCAAAATCATCTTTCTTGGGCCTCACCAAAACTGTTTCCGGTTTAGGCTTGAGTTTGGCAAGCTCCGCGTTCTCTCGCTTCAGCTTTTCGATCTCTTCGTCTCTCTCTGTGATCTGCCCTCTTAGTTTTCTTTTAACACTAACAAACTTACCAACAGGCACTTGTTTTGAAGGATCATCGGGGTCCTGCTCCCCGTCCCCCTCTTCTTTCATCCACGGCTCCGGTTCAGGCTCAATAGGATTGCCATCTTCGTCAAGTTTAGGCTCATCATTCTTGCTCTCCGCTGTCTTTTCCGCTGCAATCCTGGCCGCTTCTTCCTCTGCCACCTTTTCCTCTGCCAATTTTGCTTCTTTTTCTTCTTCAGTTTCCATCTCAGATATTCTCCTCATCTGCAAAGGCTAATCAGGTTCCCCCTGCGGGTTGCGTTTTATCGGGCCGCCTCCGCTAAAACAAGACCAACAAACATTTTCTCCGCTTGCCATCTTGGTTCCATCGTTTAAAGTTTTAGTGCTTAAAGGATAGCCACATTTAAAGCATGGTACTGTTTGAATGGCCCATACTTCTTCTAACAGTTTCTTTCTGCTTTTATTCTTGTCTGTCATGATTTAATCAGTTCATTTCCGCATAAAAAAAGCCTGCATGGCTCGTTAAGAGCCGATACAGGCTTGATTGTTTCAATACCTATGGTGCGCTAAATTGTTATTTTATTTTATATTTACCATAAATACCAATTGTAGAGTAAAACCAATATGATAATTATACACACAGAAAGAATAGTAAAAAATCTTTCAATAAACTTTTTAAGCATTATCAAGTTGCTCCTTTTGGCTTTATGGTTTTAAACTCCCCACTCATTTTTATATTCTTCTTTGATAGAACTGAGTTCTTTATATCCAATACCAACTATTTTGAACTCATCTCGATTGTATAAAGAACGAAAGATATTGACGTCTCCTTTTGTGAATATAAGTCTACATTCTTTTCTCATCTTATCAATATTGCCTCGTGTTACAAGAATGGTATGATCTGGAAAAACAATCCCATATCTGTCTCGCAGATATTCTATATATTCATATACATAATCATTTTCTGACCGCCATCCAAGAGCATTAGGGAGAGGCATTAAAAAAAACCAATTCATTATTTCTTTAAAATTAATTTCCATTAGGTTGCTCCTTTATAGGTTACCACTTTCCGTCTAAAAGATATCCATTTTTCATGTCTTCATTTTCTGGATAATCATCATAATCATGAGGCGCAAAATGTGTGGTAGGCTCTCGTACATTAAAAATTAAATGTATTTTCACCAATGAAAAATCAATCGCTGCCCCATATTCATCAAACCCAGGAGTGGCGATTTCTGCGTTTTCATCTACCGTTTGTATTAATCTTATTAAATTTTTTGCTTTCACCTTTAGGTTGCTCCTTTTGGTTTTATTTCATATAACACAATTAAACAACTGGAACTCTTATGTATCATGTTTACAACTCTCTCCATATTTTCCGAGATTATCTCGATAGGATAATCGCATTGGTCTATATAATCTGCTCCATTGAGCCACTGATTAAATTTAACCTCTAACGTATGCAAATCTGGTTCAAGGAATATCCGAGCTTTCATCAGGTTTTTCCTTTTGGCTTTATGGTCTCTTCCTTGCTAATTTCCCAAAATTTAATAGTTTCTTTTTTAAATCCATGCCCGTTTTCAAGATCAAATACCTCATGTTCATTTGCAAGTGAACAATTATGTGATGAATGGTCAATTAGAAAAGAAATTAATAAAGCATACCTAAAACTTCTTTTTTCTATTTCTTGTTCGCTATATTCTATCATTTCTTTTCTTGTATGCGGTGTAATTCCAGCACACCCCATATATTTGTCTAAATCTCTAAATATTTTACAGTCATGGCATACTACATAATATAAAGTTCCCATCAGGTTGCTCCTTTCTGGTTTGTAATTTTCTTTTAATGCCTTACCAATATCAATATCATGCTCTTGCACTGGAACCCAAATTAAATCGTTTTCAATTTTATCCATCAGGTTGCTCCTTTTGGCTTTATGGTTTCTTCTTTACGAATTAGCACAATCTTACCATTTTCAAAACTAAATGTCAACTTGCCATAAAAATTGCGAGATTTTAAATCAGTTATTATTTTAATGAGTTGCTTCATTTAGATCTTTTTAATAAATCTATCATTCCCTGAAAAATAACGACCATAACTACAATATATATCAAAAATCCAGCACATTTAAATAAATAATGTATCATATCATCCTATTTTGTCGGTGTGTCTCCGCTATAAAAAGGATTTAAATCCTTCCCTCATTAAGTGCAATAATAAATATTGGCAAGAGCATCCAACCAATAAAAATCTCAATACCGCCCAAACCAAGAAGTTTGCAGCAAATAGTCAATGTAAAACCAGCAATAAAATATTTGATTAAAAATTTCATCATTTTTATCCTTTACCCCGTCCTAATCTGCTCAAACAATTCCTCATCGTCCATATCACCTCTGCTATTACATTACTTTAAAATCTCTGTTTGGTAAAAGAATCTTTGAAGTAATATCTTTTTGTTTAGCCATAAAGAAGGCTGAAACTTTTAGCATAGCATTAGCCATAATTGCCATTGCTGCATTATAATCATCTGGAAAGTTACACACATCAACATTAAGATTTGAATAAACATCAATGGTTATTGTACCAACGTTTTTAACTACCTGTGCTTCTTCACGTCTTTTTTGTTTAGCTTTTTTCCCGTTCATTTAATTTTCCTTATCCCATTCTAATCTGCTCAAATAACGCGTCATCATCCATGCCCTTAACGCTAACAGGCTGTTGTAATTGTATAACCTTGGCCGTGTTGTCAAGCTGTTCTCCAACCGTTTCAACCTGAGTCTTTGTGATCGTCGCACCAACCTTTTGCGCCTCGATCTGTACTTTCATTCTCTCAGTCTGCGCCCTGAATACGTCAATCTGATGCCCTGCCTGCGTATTCTCATGGTCAAGCTGCATCTTAATGCCTTCCCGCTTTTCCTGCATAATATCTGCCTGGCCCTTCAACTCTTCGGCTTTTGCCAATACCATAGCAGCATCAGGCTCCGGTGGTTGAGCCTGCGCCTGGGCTAACAATTCTTTTTCTTCGTCGGTCTCGGGTGTTTTAATCCCGGATAACACAAGCTGTTTATTCGCAAATTCCTTAAGGTCTTCCATCTCCACGCCATCAGATAATTGAATGATCTTTAATTGCATGGCTTTACGCATAGGGTCATCAGGGGCCATGCCTGCAAGAACAGTTTCCAACCGGTCAAGGGTTTGTTCTTTCTGACTCGTATATGATGCGGTTATCCGGCTGGTAACTTCAAACTCGGCCATTCTTAGGTCGTTCAGAATGACAACCACGCCGGTCTCTTCATCGATCACGGCCTGCATAACGTCCATTTCTTTTTTCGTACCGTCCGGGAGTTCAATCTTTTCCTTGCCGGGAATATCGTAAATCTCTGACGCCATGGAAATATAAATCTCACCGTCACGCCGCATGGCAAATTTCTTATGCTCCTGATAAATCATTGACTGCATATCGAGACGGGCCTGTAATGCTAAAACCGCTTTCCCGGATATGTCAGGATCAGCAATGTCTTGGGGTGTTCCGGGATTCGCAACTTCGCGTATGGCCCCCGCCGATAATTCTATCGCAGCGGTCAATGCCGGTGGAATATTGACGTTCGGCATAGTTGCAACCTGACCAATAGGAAGGTCATTTCCACTTGCATCTGTCCGGTTTTGCAGTAAATAGGGATAATTATTTTCCGCGCCCGACATCTCGTACATATGCTCAAAGCCAGCTATTTGCTCCGGAAAGAAAATCGGCTTTTCTCTGGGAGACCGTGAGAACATATCTGTAAGATACGAATACGCAAAGTCCCGCATCCTCTGGGGATCTTTAGCCAGCTTGACAACGCCCTCATAAACCTCCTCACCTTCCACCAGGGCTCTTTCACCGTACTCAGGCACTACCGGGATATTGCCGCCGGCGATTCTTTCGCCGGTTCTCTCACCGTCAACCATTTCGCCGTTTAGGATCTCAGCGCCAGATGCTATATATTTTCGGACCTCCCAAACTTCGATAGACTTTTCATCAATTATCTCATATCCGGCATCTATCATTTCATCCATGACTTTTTTAAGTGCTGACTCTCGTAAAACTGTTGTATCACCGAAAGGGTCAGCCATGGTCAGGACTTTCTCTTTGACTTTCTCACGATGATAGAACTCTGCTACATATATTTTCTTACCTTCACCGCCAATCCAAGGGAATTTGTATGAGTGTTCGGGGGGTTTGAAGTTTGACTCTCTAACATCTGTTTCTTCGCCGGTTAGATCCTTGACCAGCTTTTTATACCCATCCTCGGAGTACGCCGATAAA